GAGCAGCTCTTTCAGTAGTTGTGCGCGTGAAATAGCCATTTAAGTGCTCCTTATTTACCAAGTACGTTGTTGTAGGACTGATAGCCAAAGTTAAATTTGACGATCACTTCGGGGTACACAACGTTACCGCCCGACACATAAGACGTATCAGGTACTAAATCAATAATACGGAACGGAAGTGCGGTGGTGGTATCACTGTAGTAAATACCAGTCTGGGCGTTGCCATACGTAGTATTTGGGTTGTTCAATACCAAGCCAACGTTTGTACCAAGAGCGGTCTGCTGCACGGGGGCAATTACCAGACCAGTTGTGTTAGCAGTATCACCAACAGAAGCAACTTGATACAGTGCATCGGGATCATCACTGATGTAAGCAAACGCATCAGTAACGCCAGAGGCAAACCCAGGCCAGTACTGGCTATAGGTAGGCTGCTTAGTTACAGGGTTGGTGTAGCGGCATCCAAGGAATACACCCAGAACACCAGCCACTGCGGAGGTATCCGATGCCAACGCAGATGCAATCACAGTACCAGTGGTATCCAGCTGAACTACTTGCCCGTTATACAGCGCGGTGTTGTAGTTAACTGAAGCGGTAGTGATGGCAATCTGACGAGTAGCACCAGCGAATACCTGACCACCGATCAGGTTGATCGGCTTCAAGCCGTAAGGCTTGCTAATCGTAGGATAAGCCATTGTTAACTCCTAAAAATTAAGTTCCAGTACCAAAGCTAGACGAAGATTTACGCTCTTTAAAGATCGGCATCCTCGGGTCACTTTGACGCATTAAGTTGTTGTCTACAGCTTCCGTCTGAGCGGCTGTCTGTTTGGCGTAATAGTTCTTACGCTGATCGACAAACTCAGCAGGAGTCTTGCAAAGCAACAATCCTCCGATCTCGATACCGTCTTTAAAACGAGTATTTGGATCGGTTAGCAGTTGAAATTGAGGTTGTTCTGTAAGTGAGACGGGTTCCCAACCTTCTCGGAGCTTTGTCGAGACGTTTCTACCATCGTCTTTACCTAACATTGAAACCCTAATCCAGCGATACTCGTACCCAGCTTGCTTGTCAGGCTCAGGGAGCAATTCAGGCGGCATCCACTGCTTAGGACGCTCTGTTAATGCTCGGGACTCTAACTCTCGCTTTAATCTATTTTGCTCAGCCATTTTGTGACTCCAATCTACGTAGTTCAAGGGCGTACTGCTCGGCGGTTAATCCCAACCTTTTAGCCAAATTAACTTGGCTCGCTTTCAGCTTTATTTTGTTGGAAGCTGTACTGCGTACTGCTGGGGCTACCACGGTACTCGGTTTTGGCCGAGTTTCAGGCTTCGCCTTTGTCTCGGTTTCCTCTGTATCAAAATACTCGGGATACCGTCTGCGCATTGTTCTGTCCAAAATCGCAAAATATCTTTCGGACCCAACTACTGCTTCACCAGATTTTTCAATCTTTTTGTGAACGCCTAAAGCCGTTGCAGTCATTTCATCATCCTGCCCATACCACTCGTTTTTTTGTAGCCAAGTGTTTAATAATGGGCTAGAGGGACGTGAAACTTGAGTCTCTTGTGCATTTTGTACTACAAAATTTTCTTCTTGTAAAGTAGGCGCTTTAAAATTATTAGCCTGCATTACTTTCAGATTAGCGGTTTGGAGAACCTGACTGGCCTCCATAATCTGATCAGAATCTCCAGAATCGTAAGCTTCTTTATATTTACGCTTAGCCATCTCGAGTTCTAAATTAGCAGCATTTTGAAGGGTGGTAGCGTATTCCTTTGTACCGCTCTCAATATATTGCTTGTACCGCTTGTTCTCTTCCATTAGCTTCTGGGCAAGAGCAATCGCTTCCTGCTGTTCTCTAGCGGCGCGTTCCTTCTCCCGGCGCTCATCGTGCCAGACCTTCTTCATCTGCTTAAGCTTTTGCTTTACGTTGTCGTCGTATTGGTCAAGCTCATCTTTCTCTAGCTCTTCCAAAAGAGACTTCGGCATTGGCTCACGACCCCTATCCTCTGGGGGCGTATCGTCTTCGACCTCGATCTCAAACTCGACAGAAGGTTTTTCCTCCGCCTGTGTCTCATCGGGAAACTTAAATTCTTCTACATTCATCTCAGGCATTTTGTGCTCCTGTTATTTACGTTTAATACCACGAGGATCTTGAACAACAGCCTCGACTGAATCGTCATTAATTAATCTGAACTCGCGTCCGTGAATTAATAAACGTGAACCAGCGTTTGGTCTGACTAATATAAAGTCGCCTTTTTTACACCACGGGCCGCTCGGAAACCGGGAGGTGTCCTTATAGCAGTCCGGACCTAAATCAACTACCCAAAGCACTGTGGTTAATAGCTCTTCGTATTGGATCGTGGCGTCTGCTTTAACGATTCCGCTGTCGAACTCTTTTTCCACTTCTGGAATAGCGCACAAGATGTGGTATCCAGACGGTTTGGGAAGTTGGCTGGCTTTTTCTTCGGCTGTCGCTTCAAAATTAAATACTCCTACTACTTCTGGGCTATCGGGGTTTGAGCCGATAAGGATTTCACTCATCAGAGTTCTCCATTCGTTGTTGCAGGTCTAATGTGTACCCCCTCGCAGTGAGCAGACCCTTTATCTCACCGCAAGTTTTCTTGTAATCCTCAAAATTCTCAGACCTTCCTTCGGACAGAAAATCTTTGAGCTGAGTAACCTTCTCGTCGATTTGTTGGACGATCACTTCAAACGCTGTCATTTACTTTCCTTTTTTGGAGGTTCAGGCTTCTGGTTCTGCATTTCTTTTTGGTGGGCTTGGGCGGACAACTGTTTCATTAGGTCCATACCGATCTTAATCGTCTCGCGCTCACGCCCATCCCGCATCTCAGCGGCGGTGCGAATAGCTTCCATTTGTTTGTCGGCAGCGAGTTTTTCCCTCTCAATCTCAAGTTGAGACATGATGCGACCAGCTTCGATCTGCTGTTGTTTTGCCTTAAGCTCTGCATCTACTTGATCCTTAGCGGCCTTGCGCTGTTGTTCAGCTTGTTTGATAGCCATCTCCTGCTGCTGTAGCTGGACCATCGGATCTTGCTGCATCTGTTGCGCTTGTTGTTGCGCGGCTTCTGCTTGATTCTGCTGGAGTAGCCGTTGTGCGGCCTGAGCCAACATCGGAGCCAGACGGGCCTCCACTTCGGGGTTCATATTGATCTCTTCGCCAGTCTCGTCCTTGTTAGGCGGCAAGTTGAACCCAAGCTGAATCTCGATCTGCTTCCTATACTCCATACCCAAGTGCTCGTTGATGTGGTTCATCATGGCAGCTTGCATCTGCTGGGCCATGGGGTTGTTCTGCAACAATTGGAGGATCTTGGGATCTTGCATAGCGCTCATGTGGACTGTGATGTGCGCCTTGTGGTCTTGGTACTCAAACGCTTTGACAGGTTTGCCCATCAGGACGCTCTGGTTCTCAGTCACCGGATCTTCCGGCTTCTGATCCTCAGGCATCGGGACAAGCTTATCGGCATCTTTAATATTAAGCACCTCTAGCATCTGACGATGGAGAAGCGGTAGGTTATAGAGCTGTGGACTCGTCTGTGCCAACTGCAAGACCGCCTGATACTGGACGATCTTCTGCGCCATCGTGGATGCATTTGGGTCGGATACGGGGATAACATCAACGTCGTCATAGTCTGCTTTTTTCGCTCTGCGATGCCCCTCAATAGGCTCGTAGGAATATTCATCCGGGGTGTACGCAGCAATAATTTCTTTTAGAAGCCCCAACTCCTGCTTCATGGAGTAGTGGACGCGAGCCTGAACTGCACTCATTGTCTTAAGTGTCCGCTCCAAAATAGCCAGTGTTGTTCCTACGGGGGCTTGGGCTGACATGTCGGAGATCTGAAGATCTGCCGTATTAGCAAATCGACGACCTTCTTCAATGATCGTCTGGAATAATTGAAACAGTGTTTGACTCGGCTCCTTGTAGGGAAGCGCCATCAGGTTGTCTTTGATAGACCCACTCGGCACGTCCACGTCTCTGAACTCACCCGGAGCGATGGGAGTGTCATCACCCTTGACTCGTAACCCACGAGCCTTAAAGCCACCCGGCAGGTTTGCCAGCGTACCTGCGTCTACAAGCTGGCGGATAATGGAAGTCCCTGACTTGGCAAACGCTCCAACCAAGTGGATTAAGCCAAAGTAGTAGAACCCAAACCCCGGCACGTAGCCGTAATGCACGAAGTGCTGACGTTTCTGATAAGTGTCATCCTCGGGGTCCCAGTTGCGGCGGATCGCCAAAACAGTGTTTGACCCCTTCTCAATAGTGACGACGTAGGGCAACGCAATCCCGGTCAACTCACCTTTCTCGTCCCTATGCTCGTAGCCCAAAAGGTCAATCTCGACGTGCATCTCCAATATTTTGTAGCGCGTGTCCGTCGATGCCTTGAACCCAAGCTTCTCGGCGATTTTCTTCTCGACCTCATCCAGCACGTTGTCCGGTGGACCTAAGTCAATATCCCGGTAAAAGCCAGACACCTGCAAGCGGCGAAGCTCGTTCTCCGTCTTACGCATGACATGCGTAACCCGCTCCGCAGACTCAAGGTCTGAGGCGCCATACGGCACCACGATGTCCTCGGCTGGCACAAATATCGAGACTTGCCGCCCCAAACCGGGGTCGTAATAGACCTTTTTAAACGCATTACCTGAAAGACCTAAACCCCAAAGCATCCTCTCGTGCTCGGGTCGGTACTCTTTCATCACGTCCATCAGCTGATAGTTCATATCCTCCTGAACTCGCTGTGCAGCGTCTTTCTTCTCAGGAGTTTCTCTACCAATAATCTGCGTCCTCACAGGCCCTGCGGCTGGGAACGTAGACATCATCGTCTCGGACTGGAACTTAACCAAGGCTTCTGAGAGCAGTGGGTGGTACACCCCACACGCCCCTTCCCAAGGCTCGGCCCGCTCTTCGATCTTCAGGCCAAGAAGCTCAAGACCATCAACGTAGGTCTGTATCCAATCTTTTCTTGAAGCTATGTCGTCGTCATAGTCTCCTACTAGCTCGGTAGCAATCCCAATAAGCTCTTCGTCGGGGATAAACTCAGCAAGGTTGGCGTTGAAATCTTCAGCTGTTTCTTTGCGTGGTTCAATCTCAATCTCTATATCCCCTGCTCTAATCGATACCTCCTCGGGATCCTCGATCTCAATCTCGATGTCTGGTTCACCCAGCATAGCTGTTACGTCTTGTGAAGACATCCCAAGAGGGGCCTGATTAAGCGCTTTATCAATTGCCATTTTTTATCCTTAGTAATACGCAGATTGTCTGCGTCTGAAATATTCCGGTTCTTCTTCCTCATCTAAGAGGGTGCGGACATAACCACCTCTACGGAACCGCATCATCGCAAGCGATACAGAGTCGACATAGTCATCATGCTCCCCAGCAGGGAAACTTGCAACCTCATCAATAACTTCCTCCGCCCACTGCGTATTCGGCGCCCATACCCTTCCAGATGCAAATAAATCAGAAACTGCATTAAGTCTGGAAATCTTGTCATTACCACGACTTGGTGTGAACTCTTGCACTGGAATACCCATGGCACGTAGCTCATATATTAGAGGAGCACCTGAAGCTTTCTTCTCAATAATAACCGAGTCGGGTTCCCACTCATTATATTGTTCGATTGCTCTTTGTTTTAGCTCTGGAAACTCCATGCGATCTCGAAATGCGTTAAGCAAGATAATATTTGCTTGAGATTTACCCGTATCGTCGTCCTGATAGAACACACCCCACAACGTACAGGCAGAATAGTCAGCACGATTGCTCTTTTCAAACGCCGTGTCCCATGCCATCA